AATTTTCCTAAAGTTGGTACTCTTGCCTGGATAAAGTGGGACACAAAACTAAGAGAACAACAAGTTTCATATTCAACAACAGGTGGATTTTAAATGGCAGAATTTGAAGAAGAAATAGAATTAAATGAGCCTCCTGAAGAAGAGGAAATACCGGAGCCGATTCAACGTAGGAAAGCACTTGTAAGTAGGTGGCAATCCCAGGTTAAGTCAGCAAAATCGTTCCATGAGAAGTCTTTTAAACAGATGAAGTCTGATATGGATGCGGTTTTCAGGGGATTCTCGGATACAGGCTGGGGAGAAGATAAGTATATTGCCAACCTCCTGCACAGGCACGTTGTACAGAGAACTGCCGCCCTGTACGCTAAAAATCCCAAGCCAGTTGCTACCAGGAGGAAAAGGCTGGACTACCAGATCTGGGACGAAGATCCAATGTCCCTGGCGAAAGCATACAGTGAAATAAACGCTGCCACAGAAAACAATGTTCCGCCATCTCCAGGATCTGCTCAGTTGGTACAGGAATTTGAAGGGGTTAAGGAATCTCGCAGGAACTTAGATAAAACGTCAAAGTCGCTGGAACTGCTCTTTGACTATTATATGAATGAGCAAAGGCCAACTTTCAAAAGTCAGATGAAAGCAATGGTCAGGAGGATTATCACAACCTCTGTAGGATACGTCAAAGTTGGGTTCCAGAGAGAAATGGATCGGCTGCCGGAAGTATCTGCAAAAATGTCTGATGTTCAAGCTCAAATAGACCATATAAGAAGACTCACTCATGAAGCAGAAAAGGGGGATCTTAACGAAGATGATGCAGAAATGGAGGAATTGTTCCTTTCTCTAAAAGCTCTTGAGGAAGAACCGCTGGTGACAGTCCAGGAAGGACTCCTATTTGATTTTCCGGAGTGCGATTCTATTATCGTGGATCCAATGTGCAGACAGCTCCGTGGTTTTGTTGGAGCAACCTGGATAGCACATGAAATGTATTTGTCTCCAGAAGAGATTGATGAAATATATGGAGTCGATATTAAAGATGATTATTTACAGTATGATTTAAACGGTAGAACCTCTTCTGGGAAAGACCACTACAATATGATTTTCCAGACCCATGAAGGGAAAAGTTCTGAGAATATGAGAGATGGACTCGCATTATGCTGGGAGATATACGACAAAAGCGCAGGGCTGATGTATGTGGTCTGTGATGGGCACAATGATTTTCTCAAGGAGCCAGCAGCTCCGCCTATTCAGTTAGAAACATTTTGGCCTATTTTCTCAATAACATTTAATGAGATAGAGCATAAAAATCAACTCTATCCTCCAAGTGATGTTAAATTGTTGAAGCCTATGCAAGCCGAGTATAACAGGGCAAGGCAGGGCTTGAGAGAACATAGACGAGCAAACAGACCTAAGTATGTTGCACCAGCCGGAATGCTGGAGGATGAAGATAAGGCTAAACTAAGGAATCCTGCTGCAAACGCACTTATTGAATTAAATGCTTTAACGTCTGGTCAAAAAGTTGATGATGTAATCCAACCTGTAAGACAAACAGGGATTGACCCTAATCTGTACGAAGTTAAGACTATATTTGATGATGTTCAGCTCGTAGTTGGTCAGCAAGAAGCAACCTGGGGGCAGATTTCAAAAGGAACTGCAACAGAAACTTCTATTGCCGAATCCTCCAGAATGTCTGCAATCGGAGCAAATATTGATGACCTGGACAGTTTTATGTCAGAGATTACAAGAGCAGCAGGTCAAATTCTGCTACTGGAAATGTCTCCAGAAGAAGTAAAAAAGATTGTCGGCCCTGGGGCATTTTGGCCTGAGTTGCAGGTGGAAGATATTTTGAATGAAATATATCTTGAGATCGAAGCTGGATCCACAGGTAAACCGAATAAATCAGCAGAGCTGCAAAACATAGAAAGAATTATTCCATTCCTTATTCAGATTCCTGGGATAGATCCTAAATTCTTAGCAAAAGAGTTGCTCAAAAGACTTGATGACAAAATGGATGTCAATGAAGCAATCGCAGATAATATCCCAAGTATTGTTGCCCAGAATATGGCACAAGGTGGGAAGCAAAACGTACAGCGAGGGGGCGAAGCTCCAGAATCGCAAGGCGGAAAAGGGGGCAATAACGCCCCTGCAAAAGTGGCAGGTCGAAGATTAGGCCCACCAAAATAATTAACCTTAACAAAAGGACGTAACATGGCTGAAGAGCTAATGGAACAGGACTCGTCCTCCGTTCCGGAAAATATAGAACAAGACGCTTCCCCTGCGGAAGAAACGGTAGAATCGTCAGATACCACAGAAGAAGTTCCTGAAGAGACTGAAATTTCTTTACTGGACGTTGTACAAGATGCAATGCCCAGCGAAGAGGAAGAAGTTCCAGAACCTGAAGAAACAACTTCTGAAGAGATTAAAGCTGAAACGGAAGTGGAAGAACCGATTATCGATAGTGATGATTGGTCGGATGTTCCGTTTAATAAACATCCTAGATTCAGGAAACTCATTGCCGAAAAAAATGAGCTAAAAAAACTCTCGGAGCAATACCAGGGGGATAGCCAGCAATACCAGAAGATTGCGGATTTTATAGGTGACAACAATCTTACTGCCGAAGATGCAGCAGAAGGATTCAGGATTATGGCTCAATTGAGGAATAATCCGGAAGAAGCCTACAATATACTCCAAGGTCATCTACGATCAGTTGGTGAATTAACTGGTAAAACACTCCCAGAGGACATCCAGGGAAAACTGGATGACGGCTACTTGGATGAAGATGCAGCGAAAGAGTTAAGTCAAGCTAGAGCTAGTTTGCAACGTGAACAATCTCTAAGAGAAGAAGCACAACGGCAAACGGAGTCTTTTAATAAACAGACTACAGAAGCAAAAGCTAACGCCCAATTACAACACTTGCAAAAAGTTGTAAAAGATTGGGAATCGGCTACTAAAAACTCTGACCCAGACTTTAATCTTAAACAAGATGAAATTAATGACCGTGTGGCGGCCCTGGTAAACGAAAGGGGCAGACCTGTCACTCAGGAACAAGTTTTGGGCATCGCTAATGCTGCATACCAGACTGTGAATGAAAGATACAAGTCTCGCATCCCTCAACGCCAGCCGATCCGCACTTCAACAGGTGGAAAACGAAGTGGGACTCCAACAGCGGAACCCAGAAGTTTACGAGAAGTAGTCTCGCAAACATTACAAGGGAATGCTGCGTAGTCCTACTATTATTTAGGAGTACAAAATGGCACTAACACAAGCAGAAATCGACAACGTAGCAAACGCTGCACTCGATTATTATATAGACAAAGGGACTGTATATGCTCAGTCCTTACAGGATAAGCCTCTTATGGCGGCTATGGAAAAAACCGCAAAGACGTTCCCTGGAGGAAAATCGGATGTCTCTCTCGCAGTAAAGGGAGTTTATTCAACAACCGTAGCTGGGTATTCAGGGAATACAGCAGTTACATACCAAAAGCCTACTAACATCGAAAGGGTAACATACCCTTGGGCAGAACATCATGCAGGTATTTCCTGTACGTTTACGGAACTCAAGTCAGATGGGATCTCCGTTAGCGACTCTGCTATCGGTGAAAATACATCCAGCCATTCCGGAAGAGAAGCCACAATGCTGGCTAATATCCTGGAAGATAAGTTGGATGATATGATGGAAGGCTATAGCCGTGGAATGAATGATCTCATCTATGGAGATGGTTCAGTAGCTACCACTTTAAATGGTATCCAGTCATTTATCTATGACTCTCCTGGAGCTTCCGGTGTATTAGTTGGTGGATTAAATACCAACACAAATACCTGGTGGCAAAACCGAGCAAATGTTGCAATCAGTACAACGGCTACAGGCCAGGTGCTGATTGATTTGTTGCACAAGGAAATTCGCCAATTACGCAGATATGGGGGCAAGCCTTCTATCGCTGTATGTGGTTCAGACTTCCTTGACCAACTCGGAACTGAGTTGAAAAACAAAGGTAACTTTACTCAAACTGGCTGGTCTGGTTCAGGTAAGTCTACTGACATTTCAATGGGTGAAATCCATTATGGTGGGATCAAGTTTCAGTACGATCCTACTCTTGACGGTTTGACCATCTCTGGCAAAACGCCAAGTAAACGCTGTTACATAATTGACCCTTCCAAGTTGACTATTCATTATATGGATGGGGAGAAAATGAAGCGGCACTCTCCGGCTAGACCACACACCGAGTACGTTCTCTATAGAGCGATTACTACAACGGCTGTGCTTTGTGCTAGTCAGTTAAACTGCCATGGGGTATACGAAATAGCGTAAGCTCTGGCTTTAACAGGCAGCTCCTCCGGGGGCTGCCTTAACTCTAACGAAAAACAGATATGGAAAATAGGAATATCTATAAATCTTTAATCGCCCTGAACGGCAAATTAACACACGTTATATCTAAAGCAGGAATAACTGTGCCTGAACTTGCATTGTTAAGAAGTTTGCATGGCGATGGTTCTGTAACAGAAATTACATTGACAGGCAAAGAAAAATACGATTCTGATAGTGAGAGAGAACGGTTAGGCAAAACATATACGGATGAAAAAGTCCAAAATCTTTTCGGCATATATGGAGATTTGCCGATGGATATTAAAAAGTTAAAAATTAATGCCAATTGCTTGAAAAAGGGGGATCCAATTAATGTTCTTCCAAAATCGAAAGTATCTTCCGAAGAGGAATAAATATGGCTCGTAATACGACACTCCAAGTATTGCTAGATGATTTGAGGGCAGAGTCCGGTCATTCTGTCCAGGCGAACTTAGGGAAAGCAACAGAAAGTATGATGCTGACTCTATTAAACCGAGTGCAGAGAAGGCTATGGGAAGATTTTTCATGGCCTTTTCTCCATGTAAGTAAGGATATTTTGATGGCTGCCGGACAGCGATACTACGATGTTCCTTCAGACATGACCCTGGAAAGAATTGAATCCGCAGATTTTAAGTGGGGCAACCGCTGGGAAAAAGTCATTTATGGAATTGAAGCAGAGAATTATAACCAGCACGACTCGGATCAAGATATAAGATCCTGGCCTATTCAGAGATATGTAGCTCACGGAGATGTTGCAGGTCAGATTGAGGTTTGGCCTATCCCGGATGCCAACGGATCCGCAACTACCGGAGATGGGAGTTTACGCCTCAAAGGAGTAAAAAACTTAAATCCGCTTCTTGCGAAAACAGATACCGCTGACCTGGATGACCAGTTAATTGTACTTTTCGCTAGTAGCGAATTATTGGCGAGACAGAAATCTCCAGATGCCCAGATGAAAATGGGGCAAGCACAGTCTCATTATTCAAGAATAAAAGGTAGACTTTCAAAAGGAGAGCCAGTTGTGTTTGGTAATGAAGAGCCAGATATTTACAGACCAAGAGGCCCAATAGTAGTAGCGAGAACGTCATAATGGCTTATGTATTAATAGAAGATTTCAAAGGCGGAATTGATAAACGGAGGACTGTAGTAACGTCTGTACCTGGAACCTGTGTTGAGCTGACGAATGCTCACATAACCAGGGGCGGAGAAATTGAGAAAAGACGAGCTTTTAAAGAATGGGCGAGTTTACCGTCTGGAACGCATGGACTAGCAGCAGGAGGAGGTAGAGTCTTTGTTTTTGGTAGTGGGAGTACAGGTCTAGGTGACCTCACATTCCCGGCATCTTTGAGCTATGTGCGTTTCCAACATTCGGATCTAACTACAGAAATGACTGACATCCTTGGGCATGATTTTTTTGAAGGTAAGGTTTATGCTGCCGTTCAATTTGCAGATGGGAAAATTTATCATTATTGGGATGAATATACTGGGTCTGCTGTACCTGTAAACAGAATTGACGATTGGTATGAAGCTAGGGCAAGAACTTATTTCGACATAACAGGAGGTAACGAATCCTCTGAGACAGGTGGTAAAGCATACGCAGATATTACAGCGACTGGCGGATCCAACTTACCTGGGAATAATCTGAGGGCATTACGAGTAAATAACGTAGATATTATAGGATCTCCGGTTGCCCACACTGGATCTGCTTCATCAACGAAAACCGCAATAATTAGTGCTATTAATGCACACACCAGCACTCCTAATTATACTGCTACTAGCTCAACTGGTAACAGAGTAAAGATAGAAGCTACTGTGAGAGGTTCTGCCCCAAATGGATACAAAATAACCTGGGATATAGATGGGCAGTTTGGTTTGGAGCATTGGGATAGTATCGATGAATTGCATGGTGGCTATGATAACGAAATCTCTGTCCTTAAAGTAGACGGCAAGATGATTATTGAGGATCCAATACTCTGGGAAAAATCCAACGCATATACTGCTTCAAAAGTAAGAGATGAAATAAACAAAACTCGGACAGATCCAGAATGGTTTGCGACATCCGTAGACAGCTCTGCAAGAGTTAATATAATTGCTTATGAAAGAGGTGAAGGGCTAACACAATTACACCATAATCTGCAAGTTTTAATTATCCCAGAGGGTGATCTTACAATAAGCCCCAATCCAGCCGCCAATACCGTTGCTGCTGCTGGAAGTTCCACAACATCATATTCACCAGGGGGGTTCGTGAGGGCATTTGATAATAAGATGCACTCCCTATCAGACTCTCGCTGGCATTTTAGTAACCTGGCTATGCCGACAGATTGGAACAACACGGAAGGGACTAGCAGTACGCCAGACTATGCAGGGTTTGTTAATATGTCAAACCATTCCAGGGGGTCTGAAGAACTAATGGCGATTGCGCCTTATTTCCAGAATTTGGCGATTTTCGGTAAAGATGCAGTCCAGATCTGGTTTAACGATCCGGATCCAGCCGTTAGTTCAAGAGTCCAGATTTTAAATAACACAGGAACTGTTGCAGCTAAATCGGTTGTGGAAATTGGGGATTCAGACGTATTTTATTTGTCCAGGTCAGGTATTCGATCTTTAAAATCAAGAGACAGCTCAAATGCGGCTTTTGTTGGGGATATTGGGAATCCGATAGATGATCTAATAGTTGCTGATATTAACGTCAATGTTACCACTACCAAAAATGCTTGTGGAATTGTCGATCCGAGGGATGGCAGATATTTGCTAGCAATTGGGACTAGAGTTTATGTTTTTTCATATTTTCCAAGTTCTTCAATCACAGCCTGGTCGATCTACGAAACAGGATTTGATGATTCTATTACAGATTGGGCCTACGATGGAACCCAGGTTTTATGCAGGGCTGGAAATAAAATTTATAGCTTGGGTGGCGAATTGAACAATGAATATGACAGCTCAGTTGTAACAGTCCAGCTTCCGTTCCTTGACGTACAAAATCCTGCAACAGATAAAATGTGGACAGGGCTGGATGCAGTATGTTCTGGAGATTGGACAGTTTCAGTTGGTACGGATCCTACAGATATTTCAACCTACGAAACTGCGGCAACGATCAACAAACCAACTTACGGAATGGGGAGAGTTGGTCTTTCATCAACCTCATCACACCTTGCTCTTAGGATGACTAATAACTCTTCTGGAGCAGCATCTTTAGGCAATATTGCAGTACATTATGAGTTAATCAATTCAGGATAAGAGGAATTATGGGTGTATTTACAGGGACTCCGTTAGAGGGTACTTCATTAGATCCGGATACAAGTCATTCTATCTGGAATATTTCAAACTGGACAGGCGGATCCGGAGGAGGAGATGAAGGCCCATCCGAATATGAACAGGCAGCAGCAGCAGAGGCAGCTCTTAAAATTAAAAAGGATAAAGCAAGGGCTGATGTAAACGAAGCATTCTCTGGGTATGGCCTTGAAGATACAAATTCTCCATATTTCAAAAGAATAGCCAGGGACTACAGGGATTATGCTATGAATGCCCCTATCACTGGAATCCAGGATCAGAAGTCAAATGCAATGGCAGATTTAGTTGCACAATTGTCACGACAGGGGATGCTTGACAGCTCGACTATGGTTAATAGGGAAGCACTTGCTAAAAAACTATTTGCTAAAGCGCAAGTAGATGCTGCAAAAAAAGGCCGTGAGAAAGGGGAGGCTGTCAGAGAGACTTTAAGAGGCGCAAAAGGACAAGCCCTGGCAGACATCAATGCTTCTACAAATCCAGCTTCTGATGCAAATTTCGCAATAAATAATATATCAGCTCAATCGGATCCAGGGACGTTTGATCCAATGTTAGATGTTTTTTATGACCTGACTAAAGGGCTGGCCCTTCGGCAAGAAACAGAAAACCGGAGGAAGCAAAATGCTCAACTTGACCAGATGTATAGTAGTTTATCTGGGCCTGGGTCATCATCAATTGTAAAGGGTTAATATGGCAATACCATTTCCAAAGACATTACCAAAAAAAGGCAAAGGCAGGGTTGACAATACCCACCAGATTGCCCTGCTGACAGATTTTGAAGTTGCAGCATTAAATCATCTTAAAAATAAAGATAAAGAAAGGGGATTCCCCTCTGGAAGTGGCCCTGAAATAAGAGAATTGGCTGCTAAAAATAGCAGACCAATAGAGTTTGTTAATTACAGGGGTGAGAGAATACCTTCCTTGAATGATTTTAGTGAAGAGAGTGGTGGAGAAAAAAATGAAACGGCAGGGGAGTCAGAGGCAAGAGAGCAGACTAGCTCTGGTGGTGATTATGGGGGCAGTAATGATTGGGCATCTCGTGAGCGAAAAAGGAAAGCGAAAGAGAAAGCAGACCAGTTAGCCGCAGAGAAACTTTATCAAAAAAAGCAAAAAGAAAAGAAAGAGAAAGAGGAAAAAACGCAAAAAGACTTACAGGCGATTCAGGATTACCTGGACTGGCATGACAATGCTAATAAACAAGGTAGTACAGATTACGAGGATTTTGGCCCAAATGAGGATGGATCTCTAAGACCAGAACGTGATCCTGGCTGGGAGCCTCCAGCTCCTGGGGATCCTGGGTATGAAGAGTACATGGAAGAAAATGTTGCCTCCACATACCCAACTGACAATGGTGATGGGACAACAGCTACCACCACTCCTCCAGGTGATGGCCCAGGCTTGTCTGAGAAGGAGTTTAATGAGCTGACAGAGCAATATGATCTCAAGCCAGAGTTTGAAGATGAGAAGGGGGAGATGCACTGGACTCAAGATGATGCAAATACCGCCAACAAAGGATACCTTGCGACAGGGAAGACTGACTTAATAGGTGGTGCAGAAGGGTTTGACCAGGATCTCTCCGGAGATTATAAAACCGTTTATGAACAGCAACTCTCAGATGCCTATGATGCTGCTTATGCCGGAGTGGGACAGGATATACTAAATGCAGGTGGAGGCACAGGGACTGAGTACGATGATCTTGAGGCGTTAAAAGGAGGACAGGAAGATTATTTAACTGAGTTAGCAGATAATTACCAGGCGGAGGCTAAGACACGATACGACAATTGGCTAAATGAAAATACGACCAATATTAATAAGCTAACCAGTCTGGACGATATTAAAAATTACGAATGGTCTGCTATGCCTGAATACGACACAGATCTCTCTGGTGGATATGATGAGGATGGTGTTTTCCAGGAAGATTTCATGCCGGAATTTTATAAGGATAGTAACAAGGTCTATGGTAAGAATTATAAAAAACCAAGCGGATGGGAATACGATGCAGACGGAAACCCTGTGCCGGGATCTGCTGGTACGGATACAGAAGAGGCCGATACAGAAGAACCATTGGCAGAAGGGTCTGTGGTTGCAAAAGCCCCAATAATTAGATATGCCCCAGGCAGCACTGGAGCTACGTCAAAAACCAGAAGTTCAGCAAAATATTATTAGGAGAAAATTATGGATCCAGCTACAATCGCTCTTATAATAGCAGCAGTAGGTTCTAAATTATACGGCACACATAAACAGAATGAAAAGTATAAAGATGTAAGACGAGATCGAAGGAACGCTTTCGCAGCAGCCGAGGCAAAGCGGAAAAAACTAACGGATGAAGCTCTTTTGAAAGCAAAAGACACTCGGTCAAAATATCAAAAAAACAATGTTGATGATGCCGTTGCTCTAAATACTGAAGCACTGACCGAAGAGTTTTCCCATCTTCCTAACACTGACTTTGGCGGAGTATTACCAGCTTCTAATGCGGAGCCGTCAATTATCACAAATGCAAAGAACACTGCTAACACGGCTGCACTAAAGGATATTAACAGATATGCAGGAGACACTGCAAATCTGTCAGCGTTAAGTTCCGCCTTTCGATCTCCGGAGCAAATGAATGCTTCCATGATGAACAGGTCTATGATTCTGGAAAAAGCAAGACAGCAACAGGCGTTAGCACAGATATTAGGATTACAAATGGGAGAGTTTGATCCCCACTCCACGGAAGCCGATCTCTCCAAAGGGCTAGGCGATATTTTAATGATGGCATCAATGGCATAAAGGTAAATATGACAAAAGTAGTAAATCGGCATCAACTCCCACAAGGTCTGGGGATTATAGCAAATATGTTTAAAGGGACAAACCCAGCCGACAATGCCCTCTTTTTACAGAGAGCCTTGAAAGCCAAGGGTCATCAATTAGATAATACTGGCACTCAGAGAGAACTAGATGCAAACCTGGGCATGGCAGGTCTAGAGAGCTACGGTGGTCAGAGTGCTAAAAACATGGGGCTTGATCCATCAAAGATGAGTTCAAATGAATTATTACTATTTGCTGCTCAGTTGGCCCACAGTAAAAAGAAAAATGACCTGGCATTAAGCCATAGAACTACAAGTGGAGGCATTTCTGACCAGGCTGCCGCTGCCCAAAAACTCACCAATGACAACGCCCTGGCAGAAATTCTACTACAAAATGAAGGGCTGGCAGGGGATAAGATAGTCCAGGAAACTTTAAATCTTGAAGACGAAGCTACAAACGCCTCTGCTCTTAATGATGCAAACATCTTAAAAACAGGAGCTGGTACAAATAAGATAAATCAAGAAACACAAAATCTCATAAATGCAGCAGGGATTGATACCAGGAAGGGTGCGGCAGATGTTGACCAGACTGAAGCAAAGACTACCCAAACTCAAGTAGAAACCTATGATGACTCTAATCTTACTCAAGCAAAGACTGCCGGAGTGTATAGTGACATAGAGAATGAAGCTAAATTAACTGATGCAAATGTAGATCTGCTGAAATCAAAAGTAACAGTACAAAATGCCACAAGGTGGTTGCAAGTATCAAAAGCAGCCGCAGCAAGATCTGGAACTAGGAATAAAAATGCTGAATCCGCAGCAAGAGTCCTGGAGATAGAAGCCAGCACAGGGTTGTTAGGAGAAAAGGCAAAACAAATTATAGCAGACATTGCAAATGAAAAATATGAGTCTGCATTGAGGGGGATGAAAACAGCCACAGAAGCAATGGTTACGACCTTAGTTGGAGGTGCAAAAGTCGATAAGTTTAAACAAGAAATGGAAGTTCTTAAACAAGAAATTCT